ATAAAGATAATGTAAAGATGGATACCGATTTTGATTCACATCCAAATAGATATACATTTAGTAAAAAAATTAAAAATACAAATAAAAGAGTCATTGATAGAAAAAAAGTAACAAAAAAAGAAAAAGAATTTGCTACAAATATTGTTGTAGGAATGGGAGCTGTGGAAGCATATAAGAATGCATACAGTGAACTTTCAGAAAACAAAGCAAGAAAAAAAGCAACTATATTATTAAAACAGGAGAGAGTAATGAAAGAAATAGAAAAATCAGTATTAGATGTGGCAAAGAGTCTAGGGATTGACCATGAATATATTCTTGGGAAATTAAAGACTTTAGCTGATTATAGTGAAGACGATAATATTGTTTTACAATCCGCTAAGGAACTAGGGAAAATAGTTGGTACATCTGGTAATAATATAAAACAAAAAGAAGTAGGATTGCTTGGTGTATTTCAAGGATTTTCTCCAGATGAATTAGAAGGAGCCACTAGAGATCAAAAACAAATATCAACTGGGGAGGAAAAATAATGGTATGTCCTAATTGTACAAGTATGTATGTCAAAAAAGATGGTAAAAAGAAGAGAACTAATTATGTTACTCAAAGATATAAATGTAATTCTTGTAAAAAATCTTTTTCTATCCCTTTAGAAACAGCATTAGAAAATGAATATCCATCTGTTCAGCCTGGGGAGATATTTAAATATAAATCTAAAGATAAATTAAGAGTTCACTGTTTAACAGATGTTCATGTAGGGGCCAACGAATTTGATTTTAAAAAATTCAAAGAAGCTGTTAATACTATTAAAAAAGATAAAAATGCTGTTTGGTTTGGTAATGGAGATTTATTAGAACTCATACCTCCCGGTTATAAAGCAATAAATCAAAGAGGTCAGAGTATACCACCTGACGAACAATATCTTGCTTTCTTAAAACTTGTACAACCAATAAGAGATAAGTGTCTTTTTATTAGAGGAGGTAATCATGATTTTCTTAGAAGTTATCAAATATTAGATTTTGATGTTTGTAAAACTTTAGCTGCAGAAATGAATGTTCCGTATTATTGTTATCCCGGTTATGCTCAATTTGACATTAATGGATCTATATGGAATATAGTATCTGGTCATGGTAAGAGCGGAGCTAAGAATGGGGATTTAGAATTAGATAAGCTTTCCGCAGTTTATACGGATGGAGATGTTTTTATATTAGGACATAATCATCAATTGTATTGTAAACCTGTTGATTCCATAAGAATTATAGATGGAGAAGAAGCTTTAAGAAGAAGATGGTATGCTAGGGGTGGATCTTTTTTAAGGTATGCTGATTATGCTAGATATACAATGTATCCTGTGGTAAGGACAGGATGGATAACTACTGAACTAACAAAGGAGGGAATAAAATGTTGGGAAAATTGATGAATAATATTCCAAATAAGATTAAATTGCCCCTTGATGTTGCAATTAAAGACTTAAAGAAATATAAAAGGGATCTTCCTTTTAATCTTTATTCATTAACATCTCAACAAGTGAATAGCTTGAAAAGGATGTTTGCGATTATAGAGGGTATGGAAGTTCCAGAACGAATGACAGATGAGTAATGGTAAAAGAATAAATTTATTTAGGGAAAAAAAGAAACCTAAAAAAAAAGTTGATCATAAAGTTTTCGATATGATGACTTCAGTTGCTGATAAAACTGATGTTAATATTAATGATTACGCTGAAATACCAAAGAATAAAGAATCAATTCATAATGCATTAATGATAGCTGGGATGACTCCTGGCATTGGCAATATAGCGGATATTACAGATGCTACATTATATGCTTTAGAGGGAGAGTTTGGTAATGCTGCTTGGTCAGCTGCTGCAGCTATTCCAATAATAGGTCAGATGGTTTCAAGTAAAAAAGCTTTAAAAGCTGCAAAAAAATCTGGAGAAGAAATGGTTACTTTGTATAGAGGGGTTAAAAAATGGAGTCGAAAAGGAATGGTTGAAAAAGGAAAATTTGTTGGCCCTGAAAATGTTGAACATTATGGCAAAGAAATAGGTTTAGTTAAGCCGAAAGGTTTGTTTGCGACACTTGACCCTTCGTATGCAAGTAAAAGAACGGCATCACATTTCCCTATTCATCATGAAAAACTTTTAAAAACAATGAAAAAAGAAAAGTATTATTATGGAAAACATGGTATTCCAGTTTGGCCAGATAATAAATTTTGGAATAAAAAAGATTTTGCAGAAGCTATAAAAAGACAAGAGCGTGTAATAGAAAATGTAAAAAATACAAGAAAAAGGGAAAACCGAGGCGATTTTATATTAGAATTTGAAGTTCCAAAAAGTTATGTTAAAAAATTTTCAATAACTAAAGATCTAGATGAAGGGTTTTTATTTAACGAAGGTATCCCGGTTGGATTTTTAAAAAAAATACATAAGTGAATGTAAATACTCAAAACGTAAATAAAGCTGAAGAAGCCTTGCTATTAGCTAGTAATGATTTAATAGCATTTGGTAAACTATTTCTTGCTGATGACTTTATGCGAAGTGAAACTCCATTCTTTCATTATGAAATTGCTGATACAATTGATGATAAAGAAACAAAACAAGTTGCTATAATCATTCCTCGTGGTCATGGAAAAACTGTATTAACCAAAGCTTCTATGTTAAAGGATTTTGTTTTTTGTGACAAAGAAGATTTTCTATTCTATGCTTGGGTATCTGCTACGCAGAAACTTAGTGTAGGAAATATGGATTATATTAAACATCATATTGAATATAACGATAAAATTAAATATTACTTTGGTAATATGAGAGGATCTAAATGGACAGAGGAAGATATTGAATTAACTAATGGATGTAAACTGATTAGTAAGTCTAATGTGTCTGGTATAAGAGGTGGAGCAAAGCTACACAAAAGATATGATCTAATCGTACTGGATGATTTTGAACATGAAGCGAATACTATTACAAGAGAGGCGAGAGATAAAAATGCAAATCTTGTCACCGCTGTTGTCTACCCAGCTCTTGAGCCTCACACTGGTCGGTTGCGTGTTAATGGCACTCCCGTACATTATGACTCTTTTATTAACAATCTCCTTACAAGTAATAGCAAAGCTCAAAAAGCTAATGAAGATTTTGCTTGGAAGGTTATTACTTATAAAGCTGTAACTAAAGATGGAGCCCCTCTATGGGAATCTTTCTTTAATCAAAAGAAGTTAGAGGAAAAGAAAAAGTTTTATTCTGACTCTGGACAACCTCAAAAGTATTATCAAGAATACATGATGGAAGTAATGAGTGATGAGGATGCAGTTTGGACAAGAAGACATATTAGTCATTGGGATGGTTATTATAAACATGAAGATGGAGTTAATTATATTGTAAAGGATGGAGATGATATACCAGTTAATACTTTTATTGGATGTGATCCAGCTACAGATATTGATACAAAGCATGCTGACTTTTCTGTAATAATGGTAATAGCAGTGGATGCAAATAATGAATTATATGTTTTGGAATATGAAAGACATAGAAGTATTCCTACAATTGGAAGCAAAGCACCTGACACTGGTGAAATAATTGGTAAAAAAGGTGTAGTAGATTATATACTAGAATTACATCAAAAGTATAATTGTACATCTTCTACAGTTGAGGATGTGGCTATGAATAGAAGTATATTTCAAGCATTAAACGATGAAAGAAGGCGTTTAAATAGGTACGATATAGCTGTAATACCTGAAAAACCGGGCGGAACTAACAAAAGAAATCGTATATATAGTGGACTTTCAGCAAGATTTAGTACTGGAACTGTACATTTGCGTAAGAATATGTTTGATTTAATCAATGAAATAGTTACTTTTGGCCCTAAAATGGCTCATGACGATACAATTGAAAGTCTTTATTACTCTCAAGTGCACTCTTTTCCTCCGAATATGAAGCGTGATAAAGAAAAAAAGAGTTGGTTTAAACCAAAGAAGAAAGCCAAAAGTTGGATAGTAGCTTAAATGATTAGTATTGGCCAAATAAGATCTTTAGTAGAAGACACTTGTTTAGAGATGGGTGAAAAGTTTGCGTCTAAAGATGCTATTGATTTGGTAGTATCTACTGGTATTGTAGAATCTAGATATGAATATATTAGACAAATGGGGGATGGCCCCGCAAGATCTTTTTGGCAAGTGGAGCCAGCTTCTGCTGTTGATAATTTAGCTCACTATCTAAAGCATCGTAAAAGCTTAATGGCGAGATGTGCAAAAGCTAGTTTGGTTGATTTAAAATATTGGCAAATGTTTGATGAGGATTTATGGGCAGATATATTAGAAAAGAATATAGCAGCTGGAATAGTTCACTGCAGATTAAAATATTGGAGAGTTCCTAAGAAAATGCCAAACACAATTGAAGGTCAAGCAAATTATTGGAAAAAATATTATAATACAGAGGGTGGCAAAGGCGATCCAGAACATTTTATAGAATCAGCAAAAAAATGGATAAGATAAAATGGCAAGAATGACAAATAAAAAAAGAGCTCAAACTAATAAACAACTTTGGGAAAGAGCTGATAGTAGCCATAGGCAAAGATGGCAAACTTTAAGTCAAAAAGGTTTTGATTTTTATTTAAACGAACAATTGACTAAAAAAGAAATTGATGGATTAGAAGAATCTGGTATGCCTACTTTTATTATAAATAGAGTAACTCCAATTATTGAAATAATGAAATATTTTGTTACTGCCAATAATCCAAGATGGAAAGCAGTTGGAGCTACTGGTGATGACGTTGACGCGGCTCAAGTTCATTCTGATATCGCAGATTATTGTTGGTATTTATCAAATGGCAAATCATTATATAGTCAAGTAGTTTTAGATAGTTTAACAAAAGGTATCGGATATTTTTTAATAGATGTTAATAAAGACGCTGATAGAGGAATGGGTGAAGTTGAGTTTAAAAGAATTGATCCTTACGATGTCTATGTAGATCCAGCTAGTAGAGATTTTTTATTTAGAGACGCAACTTTTATTACTGTAAGAAAAAATTTATCTAGGTCTAAATTAATTAATATGCTTCCAGAACATGCAGCTAAAATAAAAAAAGTATCTAGAAGTACTGAAGTGGTATCTTTTTCGCAAAGAGATACAGAAGATTCATTTAGCATTCAACCTGAAGATATTACAATGGGTGTAAATCTTGAAGCTGAAGATGATGATATTATTGCATATTATGAAACTTATTCAAAAAAGAAATTTGCATATAGGAATGTATTTATAAGGGTAAAACCTTCTCCAGCGGCTTTAGAAAATTTAAAAGAAGAAGTAGAAAGTCAAATTGAAGATTTTACAAAAGAAATAGAAGTAGGGTTAATTGAAAAAGAAAAACAATTACAATTAGCAGTAGAATCTGGAGAAATGGTTCCAGAAAGAATGTCTCTTGAGATGGAAAGAGCTGCAGAAATGGGAGCTCAAGCTGTTGAAGAGCAAAGAATGAATTTATTATCTGAAGCTCAAGAAAAAGCAACTATTATTAAACAAGAAATAATGAAAGAAGAAGATTATCAAATACTTGCTAAAAACCCTCAAACAAGTAGTAATATTGTTGATGCTGTAAAATTTTATGAAAATAGAATTATTGTTAATTGCACAGCTGGAGATGATATATTTTTATATGAATATCAAATGCCTATAAATGAATATCCAATAGTTCCTATTCCATATACTTATACAGGGACTCCATATCCAATGAGTGCAGTTGTTCCTTTAATTGGAAAACAACAAGAAATAAATAAAGCTCATCAGATTATGTTACATAATGCTAATTTAGCTTCAAATTTAAGATGGATGTATGAGGAAGGCTCAGTACCT